CAATTCAACCGCTGCGGCCTCGGGCACGGCAGCCCCGGTCGCGGCGTCAAAGAACAATCCCTCGCCTCCGTAATACATGCCAGCTAGTGCAGCAGCGGCTTTGATGGCGTCAGGATGGACGCCTAGCGCGTTGGCTACCGGGTCAACTACCGTATCGGTCAGCCCGCCTACAACGCCACCTACGCCGCCTAGCAAGCTAGCAAAGAAGCCTGTGCCGCGACCGGGCGTTACATGTTGAGATAGAAAAGCAGTTCGTTCGTTGGTGCCAAGGTCTAATCCTGGCTCCAGACGTTTTAGCAGATCAACCGATATGCCTGCGGCGCGTGCGGCTTCCTCTGGCGTGATCTGTTTTGTCCCAAGCGCGCCGCCGATGATTTGACGATACTCTGGCTCCGTACCGTAAGGCGATTCGCCCGATACGTAATAACCTGGATCGTAGTAAATGAACTGGTTTTTTAGCGCAGCTCGTACCTGTTCTGCGGTTTGCTCGGCCATGCCGCTCTCCTAGCTTATTTCGCGCCCGCTTACGCGGAAGTTCATAGACGCCGCAAGGCTGCCAAGCGTCGAAATAGAATCGCCGGTGTTCAAGATGTGCCCTGCAATCTCAGGAAACGTGTAGGTCTCAGACGGCTGCAAAGTCTTGGTTTTGACGATCAGGTTGCTGTCGCCTGCGCCCTGCCCCGCTGGCACCAGATTGACGCTGATTGTACGCGCAGCCGAGCTGTAGTTGGTAGCGGTCATCTTGTCGATGATGACCGCCGTGACTGTTGCCACGTACTGCGTCGTCTGGACCTGCTCGACCGACTTGGCTTCAACCAGCGTTCTGGCATTGATAGGCATATTACAGCTCCGCAACCGCTTGCCAGTGAATTGAGTAACCGTTGCCTGCCGTAACTGCAGTAGAGCCGGTGACCGCAAACGCGCTATCGCCAATGTTTGCCGTAGCCGCAGTTGGGGTGGTAGTGTTTAGCGACCAGTTAGCTGTAGCAGAATCCGGCGCGTAGGTGGTGATTGTTGGCGCTGCTCGCTTTGCCACGGCGAACGTAACGGATGTAGAAAATGTTTGGTTGACCACTTGTCCCGTGGCGTACGCCGCACCTAAAGTTACGCCGGTATTTTGGGCGGGAGCCGTAGCGTACGAAAATGATTTTTCGTAGTACCGCTGGCACATGCTTAGTTCTACGCCAAACGGGCGGTGCTCAAACGGCGTAGGTGTGTTGCCAACTTCCAGTTGCACGCCTGTAATCGCAAAGATGTTGCCGATGGTGTCCAGCACATTGACTTGTGAAGAAGTAGCTAACGCCCAGCCAGACTGCCAACTGCCCGCTACGCCTTGTCGAGTCGTACCGCAGTAAAGCGTCCAGCCCACAGTCAATCCACTACCGTTGGTCCAGTCCCAAGTCCCGGCGGTAATCAAACCGTCTATGATTGTGATCTCTTTATACTCCCACGTGTTTGCAGCAGAAATGTTGTATTCCGCCACGTAGTAACGGTCAGCACTGGGGTAGTCGTTGTTATAGAACGCCACGCAGTGAGTGCCAACTTTAGCCGACCTAACCCAAAACGAAAGCGTAAAAGTTTTGCCGATTAGATCGCGAGCTGAGTAGCCTTCAATTTTTTGAAGCAACGTCCAAAGTTCTGACGCGGTGACAGTGGGGTCAGCGGTAGCCACAGTACAACGGAGGCTGTACGGAAGCGTCGGCTCGCTGGCTGGACCGTCAAGAGATTGTGTGACCGTTACCGACGCTGCGGTTACGGCAATCCGCGAGTACCGATCAAGCGTGTAATTAGCGCCGAACCCGGTGTTAACCGTAAACGAAGTGCCGCGCTGAGCGATCTCCATCGCCCCGTTAATGATCTTGTTGCGCAGGCCCGCAAGCTGACCGCCGTTGTACGACTCACCAACGATGGCGCCGCCGGTGACGTTGCCCGTTAGGTTGCCGGTCACGTTACCAGTCAAGTTGCCCGTGACGTCGCCAGTAATGGGGCCGGTAATCGTAACGCCGCTGATGTTGCCGCCAGTAATCGTAACGAAGTTAGAGTTCTGCGTGGACATGGTGCCCGCAGACGTGATCTGGTCCACCGTGTACTGCGTCACAGACGCGGCGTTTTGCACCACAAACTTGTACGCTTCACCGGCAAGCAGCCACACATTCGCTTCACCGCGTGCGTCCAATATGATCGGGTTGGTGTTGGCCGTTGACTGCGCAGCGGTCGTGTAAGTCGTTTTAGGTGTAGTGGTGCCCGCAATATAAGTGTACAGTTTGCCCCCAACCAACGGATTGCCGTTAGCGTCGAGAAACTGCAATTTTGGGGTCGGAGAAATCGTAGCCATGATCGACCTCAGATATTGTTCGTGACGGTCAAGATGATTGAAGGAATAGCGGGTACTGGCGCCACTGCAGGTTCTGTCAAGATGATGCAGGACGTATCGTCAGTAGACCACATTAGCTCAAAGTAGTCGCCTGCGTTCAAAAACTCAACAAAATTCCACGCCGCAACAACTTCAGAGTTATTGCCTTGGATGCGGATTTGTGTGGCAGAGTTGGCTACGTCAATGCCGTTTACGCGGAACCAGATAAACACCAACCCAACGCCGCCCGAGGTTTTGTCGAGCTGCGCTGAAAATTGAATGTTGTAGAATCCTGGCCGGTCAACATAGATGCGCGACGTTGGCGTGCCGATGGTCACGCCGCGCTGGAAGCCGACCGTGTTAAAGGTCATGCCGTAGGCAGTGTTGATGGCCGCTGCGGTCTGCGTGGTGGTGTCGTAGAAGTACCCGTATCGTGTGTTGACAAGCTGCGGCGTGGAAATCGCCGGAATGGTCTGCACATCTTCCAACGAGAACTGGTTTTGCCCCAAGCCCAACAGCGTGAACGCGTTGTTGAAAAAGCGATACCACTCGCGCTGCATCACGTTGTCCGGCCCTTCAATGACCGGCACCCGCGCGGCGGGGATGCGCGTGATGTTAGGCATTGGTGCCGCTCACAATCAGTTCAGCACCCATGATGGCGACGTTGCCAAAGCCAGACCCACTGACTTCGTAAACGCGGTCGCGCAGCTTCATCGTCATGCCTAGCCGACGCCAGATAACGCGCCTACCGGTCTGGCCTTCGTAACCCATCGACACCGTGTGTAGGTTAGACCACGTGTGACCGCCATCATCAGACCAACGCAGGCTGGCGTTCATTTCTGCCGACGCGCCTGTGGTGCTGATTTCGGCTACTGTAGAAGTCGCCGCCTCACAATCAAGCTGCAGGCTGTGCTGCGCCGTGCGCTTCAGGTTGTTTGCATCAGACGGCAGCGCCCGCCACGACCGTAGCCAGACCTGCCGACGCGCGTTGGTAAACTCGTTGTTAAAGTATGAAAAATCGTAAAAGCCAATCTCAGGCAGCGTGTCGTGCCCGACGTATACACGCGTGCCAAGTGTCGCCATGCACGTAGGCGTGTGCCGATTTAGCTGGCCGGTTGTGTCTGAGACATACCCGCGCTGATGCCACATCTGCGTAGACGCGTCGTACACCCACGTGACGTTTGCGGTAGGAAACGTCAGCACGTAGAACATGTGCCCGTCTTGCTGGTACGTGTAGGCAATCGCGTCCGAAATCGTGCTGTAGCTCTGGATAGCGTACTCAATTGCGTGCGTCGATATGCGCTGCGGCTGATAGCCTCTAGCGCGGTACACCATGCCAAATCCGCGAGCGTCGGTGCCCAGCCAAAAGACGCTGTTGTCCATCTTGGCAATTGAATAAGGTGCTGCGCAACCCGTTTCAAGAAACGCGCCTTGGATGGGCGCAAGCGGGTAATCAGGCTGGCCCGCGTCGTACCAGACCTCGGTCGAGTTGTTGCCAAAAATCCAGATTTCTTTGTGGTCTACGATCAGCGACACCACGTTGTCCGGCGACGCCTCGGCGCTGGCAAACGACAGCGGGTCAACGCTGGTGCCATCAAACAGTTCAGTCACCCACACCCGTTGGCTGTTGGGTTCGTTAAACACAAAATAGCCGTTGATGTAGCCCACGGTGACAGCGCCGGGGAAGTCAGGGTCGCCGATCTGGGCAAACGCGGTCGTATTGATGTTGTAGATGTAGCCGTCTGGATTGGCCGCGATAAAAATCTGCACGCCGTTGTCCACCATGCTAACGGGACCAGTGCCTGAGATGCTGGAGCTAATTGTAGTGGGCGTGACGATGCTAGTGCCGATCCCTGTTAGTGAGATAAACCGCGTGCCCACCACCGCGTACAAGACGTTCTTGACTACCCACATGCCGCGAACAGCGCCGGTCCCACCTAAGTTAAAAACACCCTGAATCCCCGGCACTCGTTGAAAGTACGCAGCCGTCTTGCCGCCATCCGGCGTAGACTCGGGGTACATGTTGATGAGCCGGTTGTCCGCAGCGTTGATGCTGCGGGCAACATAAGCGGCGCCGAGGATAGGCGACTTCATACTCAGAAATTGCCCGCGTAGATGTTGTAGCGTTGGCGCGTCCCGACGATGCTATATGGGATTGCCATAATGTCGTCGGGATTGTTGATGCGTTTTATATTACGCTTGGACGACATAGCAATTCGCTGCACTTGCCGGGACGGCTCAACACCAAACTCAGGCGCTAGTTCACACGCCAAGTTGTACCGAAACGCTCGCAGGTAGCCTGGCGGGAACGCTAGCGTAGTAGAAAAGTTAGCTGGCTGCGACAGCTCTTCCACCGACACAATGTGAAACTCCAGCACCCGCGTCGGTACTGGATAGATATACATGTCAATGTTGGGGTAGGTCATGTTGACCCACATGACTTGCGGGTAGGTGCTTCGCACCGTTTTTAGCGCAATCCCGTTGTACTGCTGCTGGTTGATGAGCTTTAAACCGTACGAGACGCCGGTGGACGGGTCTTTGAAGTACGTCGAGTCATCAATTAAAATGGGCCGGTTGCCGACAAAATCACCTGTCGGCCCCATCGTGCGGCTGATTACGGTTGCCGGCCAACTGAAGATTTGATCTTGCGTTGAGAAAACCGACAGCCGCTCGGTGTTCCACGACTCGATCATCTGGTTCATCGCAACCAGAGAATCGGCAGCGGTTTCAGACGACGGAAGCTCGCCTTCCGCTACAACACCCAGCAAGCGCAACGCGCCGGTGATGAGTTCACCTGATGTAACCTGATTGCCGCTTAATGTTAAAACGGTCATAGCATGTCCTTAGTAAGCCACTTCCACCGTTTCCAACTTGCACGCCCAACGAATCGTCGTTGAAGCCTGACCCGTCACCGTTACCGCAAGACCGCCGTTTGTCGTGTCAGCAGCAACAGTCACATCCCAAGTTGATGCGCCCGCGTCTGCCTGTTGCGAAGCGACAATTGACCCAACTACAGTTGTCGATGCAGCGTTCGCGCCGCGCTTAACCGTAGCAGACATAATCCAAGATTTTGTGTCGCCCGCGCCGGTGACGTTAGCAATAACATAGCCAAAAACATAGGCCGCAGAGTTGTTGGCAAGGATAAGCTGATTGGTTGCGCCTGCGGCGTTTGCGTCCGAGCTAAGAATTGTTGGCGTGGCATTTGTCGTTTGCCGGCCAAGAATTACTAGCCCGCCCTGCGACACGCCGGCTGCAGCAGCAATCGGAGAATCGTGTGAAGGAAATGCTGCGTACCCGATAATTCCTCGGGTTGTGCCGTAAGCACCGCCAAGTACAGCGCTATTTTTAGCGTCTGCAAGATTAGCGTACCCGCTTAATACAGAAGCATACGCGCCAGACACAACATTAAGTTCACCGCCACCGTTAAACGTATAGTTGCCGGATGCTGTGATGTCTTGTCCACCAGCAATCGTTGCGTACTGCCCTGACGCAGCATTAAACCGTCCGCCGCCAATCGTTGCTTGGGAGTTTGTCGCAAGGTTGCTCGATCCACCCGCAACAGTTGATTGGTTGCCAGTTGCCTGATTGCTGCTACCACCGCCTACAGTAGATGCAATACCGGTGGCTTGATTGAAAGAACCTCCGGCGACTGTAGAGTCAAAGTTAGATGATTTGTTGTTCTCACCACCACCAATTACCGCTGCGGCCCCACTTGCAACCTGATCGGCAGCAGCGCGTTTGGTTTGCCAATCAACAGCCCAGCTCCCGCGTTTGTTACCGCCCGCAGCCGTTCCTGTAGGCACCTGCCCCAACAGCGCGCCTTGTCCTTTTGGGACCAGCGCAAGGTCACCGCTTGCGGTGCTGACTTTTGGCTGCAGCGACGCAGCGTTGACCAGATTGTTGGGCGCAGTTGTGTACGTGGTGTACGTAATGCCTAGCGCGTCTGACGGATCGTTAAGCGATACCGTGAGCGTTTTGGTGTTATACCCGTTAGCGGTGATGACAACGGTGTAGATGCCGTTGGCAGCAAAAAACAGGTAGCGTCCGTCTAAGCCCGTGGTAATCGGGTTGGCTTGAGGGACGACAAGAAGCGGGGATAGGAAGTAAGGTGTACCGTTGCTTGCCAATACTTCGGCAGCTACCGGTACTGAAGAATCATAGATAGTAGCAAGCGCGCCTGTGGCGTCGTAGACAAAGACACTGGCATTTGCAACAGGGTCGTTGCCGGTGTTTACGACAACATCATAGTACGCCTGCATTACCTTGCTCCCGACGACGGCGCGGTCGCAGCTCGTTTACCGGCGGCGACACCGTAGGCTGTGGCTCGTCAAGAGTATAGCGCGTCCAGCCGTTTTGTTCATCAAATTCGGCTTCTTGCTCGGCAATTGCTACCTTATCGCCGTGGACTGGGTGTCTTAGATAGATGATAGGCATAGAAGTCGGGGGCCGAAGCCCCCGTCCGTTTAAGCAGCCGCCATGATGACCCAGTTGGTCCCGTCTTCGCAAACCAGCGTCGCAAACTTGCCCGCAGTCGCGGCCAGGATGGCCGTGCCTGCAGTGCCTGATGCGAGTGGCTTGACGTTTGAGGACGCCGAAATCACCGTGTAGGTGCCAGACAGATTTTTGATCGTGACGGTCCGACCGATGTAAGCAGAACCGCTGGGCAACGTCACGGAGACGTTGGCAGCAGAGCCGTTACAGATCACGTAGTTTTCCTCATCGCCCAGCGTAAAGCTGGCGGTCTTGGTGACCGGAGCGTTGAGATAAAACGCCGTGAGCGCGGGGTCGGAGTACGCCACGCCAACAGATTTATTGTTCGGCATGACGTATCTCCTTTAAGCGATCTTGTAGACCGTGTAAGCACCGTCCGCAGTTTTACGGAACCGAAACGCCGCGCTTGACGTTACCGCAACCGCAACCAGCGCATTGCCGCCATCGGTTACGCCAGTGCCAAGCGCCAAAGTCACAGCGCCAGACGACGTACCAATGTTGACAATGTTCAGGTCAAACGTGCTGCCCGTCGTTGCGTTGGGAAGCGCGTTGTCGATAGCGACGGCAGTCGGAAGCGTGTACGTCGCCGCCGAGGTCGAGGGATTGGCTACCAACATACCACCCAGAATTTGAGCAGCAGTCAGCGTTGCCGTAGCGGTTGCGGTTTGGGGCGCATCAGCCGCGCCCATGACGGTTTCGGCGCGGTTGCCCGCACCGACCTGATACCCGCCTGCACCATTAGGAAGAGCCATGATAAATCCTTTCAGATATGTTTCCAAGACCGACGCTTGCGGATGTCAGTAATTGACTGCCGCGACACGCCGTATTTCAAAGCTAAGTCTTTTCCTGGTTCGGAACTAGCCCGAATCGCCAGCACGTCTTCCGCTGTTATCTTCGCAGCATAGCAAGTCTCACCTTGTTTTCCAACGCGCTTGTGATGCACAACTTCCCCGGCAATGTGCCGCCAAGAAAGCCGTTGCTTTAAGCTGCCGATGGTTGACGCGGTGACACCGTAGTCTGCGGCGATTGCAGCGTAAGGGCGTGGGTCTGCGAGAATTGCAGCCGCTTGCTCATCTGTAAGGATGGCTGCGCGGTTGCGAATGCCAAGAGCCGCTCGAGCACGGCCTTTGGCAATTTTTTCTGCCATGTTTTCTGCATTTGTGCCAGCGCGGAGATGCGCGGGATTTACGCAGCATGGGTTGTCACAAGAGTGAAGCGCTTGCGTTCCTACTAGCAGATCGCCGGTGTGAAACGCCAACGAAAAGCGATGCGCTTTTTTGAAGAGCACGCCACCAACCTCACCCTTAAACATGCCGTAGCCGTTTTTGTCCCGAGCGCCTATCCACTCCCAGCACGAATCAGTCTTTTTGACTTGCATAAAGAATCGTGTCTCGGCCGGCAAGCCGCGAAACTGTCCTGAATGCTGCGCAACCGCTATCGGCGAACCAAACTTACGGTTTCGCTTCCAGTGTTTGTCGCAAAGTCCTAAAGCCAACACAACGTTCTCGCATTCCTTGATACAGCAGATTTTGGGGTCCATACTAGTCTCCTATTAGGGAGAACTAGTATGCCCCAACTAGTTCCGTACTGTCAACTCTTTGGAGACTAGCCCCAGAGACGAACGGCCATTTGGGGCCGGATGACAGAAAAACCATATAATACATCGATGCGACAAGGCAGCCTGTCATTATTGATGTCGTATTGCCGTACGATACGCATCGAGATGCCGTTGTGAACCTGGCGCGAGGCCATGTCCACGCCTTGCGGCATCAGCAGGTCGGCGGTCGCAAACGAAATCGCATCGCGGTGGTACACCAGGTTCTGCGGGTACTGGGTGCTTGCGCTGCCCAAGAACGTCACAGCCGCGCTGGCTTGCGGGAACGAGTCCACGGTCGCCAGAGCTTGCGAGCTGGTGTAAATCGCCGGGCTGACGCTGACCGTGTACGAACCGCTGGAAGCGGTCGCATCGGCGGTCGCAACAAACTGCTGAAGCGAGCCAGTCGATTCACGGGTCTGCGGGTTCACCGCGTACACGTTGGCGATGGTAAACACGTCACCTTGCTTGATGACCTGCGAACCCGTGCCGGTGATGGCGATGGTGGTCGCGCCTTGCGACGACACGGTGGTCGTCACAGTGTGCGTACCAGTCCGGCTGCCAGTCGTGAACTGCTTGATCGACTGCGACATGTTGACTTCATCCAGCCCGAGGATGCCTTCGCCCATCATGCCGTTTTTAAACTGACGGCTGATGGTGGAGGTCGGGTTGAAGAGGCCCTTCATGCCTTCAACCAGCGCCGCGTTGGCCGCCGGGTTAACGGTGGCGTAGCGGGGGTTCATCACCGCAGCGGCTTCGTTCAGCTTCTGTTGCGCTTGCAGCAGAACGAGCGAGGTGCCGGGGGTGGTGCCGGGGGTGCCAACCGACTGATAGACGTTCTTGAACGAGTTTGCAACGTCAGCGTCGATGCTGGAGGCAAGCTGGCTGATACGAGGCTTCAGCACCCGCTCTGCGAAGTCATCGAGCTGCATGGTCAGCTCAGCGGTCGTGAAGTTCACGCCGATGTGCTTCTGGCTCGACACCGTAAGCGTGGTGAACTGTTCCTGATCGTCCTGCACCTGCAGCGCAGCACCATCGGTTACCAGCGCGCGGTCCGGCAGACGGATACGCAGCGTGGAGCCGATTTTTGCGCCTTGAACGGCGAACGAGTCGTCATACTGCCTATTGACATTTCGGGTGATCACCAGGTTGTTCTCAAGAATTTCGAGAGCCTTGCGGGTGATCATGTCAATCGTAAGGATTGAGTTAGCCATGATCTATAAAACTCCTTTGGTTGATAGAGATTACCTACCGTGTTTAGCTTCCCACGCCCGAATCTGGCGCTGCCGTTCGGCTGC